CAACGACGTTCAATGAGGTAATAGCGTTCGTCACGCTTTGAAATGGGAGGGGATGCTGTCGCATCCCCCACATGTCCGCTCATGCGGACAGAAGGCGGACAGCACGAGCACCAATGACGTTGTTCGGGTTGCCAGATGCGCCGTTGAGAAAGACGAAGAACACACCTGCGTTGGCAACGTAGCTCCAGTCGCCTCCAACAAACGGCAGCATGTCGTTTACACGCGCTGAATAGAACAGATCACCACCGTAAATATTGGTGCCAGTTTGTGTGCCGCTAGTCCCAAGTTGCCTTGGAATCATAGTTTCAGTCATGGCACGTTTAGTAGCACTAGCAAATGCAGATGATGGATGGAATGTACCACCAGCATGCGCCACTAAATACTGAGCCGCGCCACCAGAACCAAACCAAATGCCATCATCTGCACTAGCTGAACTTTCAGCAATCAAACTAATCACTCCAGTCGCACCAGTGATGGATGCATTACCAGTCGTATTAGTCCATGCTGCTGACGCTGGGAACAACCGGAAGTCACCCGCGCCAGTACCTACAGCAGTTAGCCCAGGTGTTGTGTCATACATGTTGCCATTTACATCCACAATCCCGCTTAGCTGGCCGTTATGGGTAGTGTGTTCTACTGCTGCAACACTGCTAATCAATGCAGCTCCAGTAAATGCGCGGCTTGCTTGCCCAGCAAAACCTGATGTATGACCGGCAAGATCAGTACGCGCAAAAACTAATGATGTTTTATTCACATCACTACCGCTATTGTTATTGCCTTTTGGTGCGTAGGGCGCAACATCCATCCATGCTGCCTTACTGGTCGCACCACCAATTGGGTTACCTGAACCGTCAAGCAATGCCTGCGCATGAGCTAGTGCCAAATATGCAATTTGGCTGCGAATCCAAATGGGGCATGGTGCAAAATCTGCGCCACGGCTTTTTACTAATGCCCATACACCGCCCAAGTTATTGGCTGGTGTTGTAGCAGCACTATTAAGAGCAGTGCTATTACATAAGCTAAATGGGCTATAAAGCGTACCGCTTTGTGCAATTGGGCTAACGGGCCAGCTCAATGGGCGGCTGATCGCAATACCGCCTGTTAGCGGTGTGCCGCCGGGGCCACTGGTGTGATTTGGTGTGCCAGATCCATCTGGTTTGCCATTACTGCATTGGTACTTGTCAATAAATACACCCAGCAAGCTACCACCATCATCTGTAAATGCTTTAGGTAATACAGCATTACCGGTTTGAGTATCGGAAATAATAATCTTAGTGCCGTAAGTAGGCGCACCAGTGCCGCCTGTTGCCTGTACTTCAATGTAGTGAGCTGGTACAAAGCAAACAATAGATGCGCTTGGGATATGAATATAATTACCAAAATGTGGATGTTCACGCATTAAATCGTATGTGCCACTACTTAACGGTTTTATGTCAGCAGGCAGATATTCAGGTGGACAACAACCAACACCAAAGCCGGGCATACCAGCCAAACCAATTGTATAAATGAATTGGCTGCGGTAGCCATACCATTCATTATCAATATTGTAGATACCGCGTGGGCCTACAATACGCTCCTTGACTTGTAGCAATGGTGTGGTAGTTGTCATGGCTTTAGGCTTGGTTAAAGGGTGATGGATAAAAAGTAACAGGTGCAGGAAGTTCGTTCTTACTTATAGTAACGACAGGCTGGTCATCAGCCCAGTCATCAATATCAGCACCATCGCCATAAGCACCGAAATAATCAAATCCGGTGTGGTTGTTGGCATCAGGGTCAGCATTGCGCTGTAGTGCTACTACCGTAAAACTAGGTTCTACGCCAAATGTTTGAGACGGCCATTGTACATTGGCAATGGGATCAGCTTTAAAGAAACGGAAGTTCATGGTCATTACATGTGGGATGCGGATGTGGGATCAACCATCGAACGCCCGCCGTAGCTAGCGTTTCCTGGTGTGCCTACTGGCAAGGTGTTGGGATCAAACTGTCTTAGTTTACTATCACTATGAATTGGCAGTAAAGGGTAAATTGTGGCTACTGGTAAAATTGTTTCTGGAAAACCAGTTGAAGGTAATAAAGCCATTAGCAAAAACTCCCAGATAGTAGATGGATGGGATTGTAGGCATCGGGGCCAATGCCTGCAAAAGCCATGCCAGGTGGTATGACAGGGCCAATGCCAAATGGCACGGCGCCTGCTGTACCTACGCTAAACGCAGCATTAAGTTTTATTTGACTTTCTTCATATTGTGCTTTTGTAGTAGCTACTGCATCAAGGTTGGCAATTGTTACAGCAGCGTCAAGAACCGTAGCACCTGTTACATCCAATGTGCCAGGTATATCAATATTGCTAGCCCATTCGACGCCAGTACCGGCAGCATCGGTTTGCAATACTTGCCTTGCAGTACCATTAGCAAGTTTGCTTACTGCAATTTCTGCTGTTGCTGCAATATCGACGTCAACAATAGTACCGTTTACGATTTTTGCAGATGTAACGCTATTATCAGCAATTGCGCTAGCTGTGCCAGTCAGGTTAGCGGTAATCGTGCCAGCAGTAAAGTTACCACTTGCATCACGCGCAACAATGGCGCTAGCGGTGTTGGAGCTAGTAGCAGTAGTAGCCGAGTTGCTTACTTTGCCAGCAGTTGCAATAGTGTTGAGTTTGGTATCTACAATCGCTGCACTAGCGTTAATATCAGCATTAACTATCGTGTTATCTAGCAGCATCGTGCTAGTAACAGTGCCAGTGTCGCCTGTAGTAACTACCGTGCCGCTGACATTAGGCAGCAGAATCGTCCGGTCAGCCGTAGGGTCAACTACATACAATGTAGTCTCAAAATTATCAGTAGTGGCGCCTTCATATACAATAGCAATGCCAGTATTCAGTGCTAAATTACCAGTTAATGTGCCGCCTGCTAAAGGTAGTTTCTCATCATCAAGTTCCTGCAATGCAGACTGCACGTTTGTGCTTGCAATATTACCAGTAGGGCTAACCTGTATGTTGCTTGCAAGTTGAGCTGTTACTGTATCAGATACATCTAGCAGCACCCAAGTTGTACCGTTAGACAGCAACATGTCCGGCGGTGACAAAGCAATAGCAGGTGCTGGTGCAGTACCAGTTCCTGGCTGGTCAACAACAACGTAATGAGATTTATTTGCAGTAACTGGAGCTGTTAAAGCGCCACCAACAGTTAGGCCAATAGCTGCGCCTTCGGTAGTAACAGAAGTAATTAAATTAGTACCTGCGTCATAAGTACCAGAAAATACTACCTGTCCATAACTAACACCAATTGGCTGGAAGACGTTGCCGTCCCACATGTACAAAGTACGATCCAAGGGGTTGAAGTAAAGCTGAGAAATATAATCAGCAGTTGGGAATGCTTCGCTAATCTTACCGGTTGCATAATTAGCTAACTTTGCACCTGTAATAGTATTAGCGCCATATCTATCAATGTTTAACGTGCCGCTTGTAATTTGTGATGCTGCAAGGTTTGGTATATCGCCTGCTGATAGTACCGTGCCAGCAGTTGCAATGCCTTTGCTATTTATTGTTACTTTTGTGTACTGGCCCGCAGCAATACCGGCTTGAGCTGCAAGTGAAATTGTGCCAGTGCTAACACTAAAATCCGAACCAGCAATAACACCGCCTAGTACGGCATTAGTTGCGGCAGTTACATCTAAAATGCCATTACCGTCTACGCTTAAACCTGCCCCAGGTCTTACGGCACCCCTAACGCTGCTAGTGGCAATAGGTAAATCAGCACCGGCCAAAGCAACCGCGCCAGTTATATGGCCTTGTGCGTCATATGTAAAACCGGTTGTTGTGCCAGCAGTAACGCTACTGCTGTGATTTAATACACCACCACCTGTAACGCTGAGCCCGGTTCCTGGTGACATTACGCCAACAGTACCTGCTACGGCAATCGGCAAATCCGCTGCGGCAACTGCTGCGCCAACAGTCACATGGCCTTTGCTATCAACCGTAACTTTGGTATAAGTGCCTGCCGTTACGCCGCTATTTGCATGTTCAAGGCTGCCAGTGCCAGCATTACGAACAATCGGACTGGTAGGTGCTACCAGTTGTAAATTGCTGCTTGATACTGTTACACCACCAGTAGCTGGGATGGTGCTGGTATCGAACTTGGCAGCAGTGACTGTGCCATTAGTAAGGTTGGTGCCTGAAATGCCGCTTAGGTTGACTTTGGCTACTGGTATTGACGCATTATCAACTAATGCAGCGCCCTGCTGCACTAGATTTTTAACTGTAATTTTCTTGGTATCACTGCCTGCAATTGAATATACAGGCAACACATCTGCTGCTGCTGGCGTTGTTTCAGCGTTTAGCTGGTCTATACGCTGGTTGGCCATTACAGTTCCTCTCCGAGTTCTAGGATGTCCGCATCAGCGGTGCTTAACACCAGTCTATCATTGGCAGCATTAAGCAGTAGGTCGCCCCATGTGGTGGTTTGAACCCTAAGCTTGATTTCGCCTGTTGTTATAAATTCAAACCGGCTTTCAATTATATCGCCAGCCGTGCATTGAATAGCTGCATTAGTCATCACACCTTGAATTTCGTACCATACCGAGTCATTTGCAGCATTAATGCCTTGCGCCTGCCCTTCAGTCAAGATGTAAAGATTGGCCTTAAAATCACTGCCAAACTGTTGCCGCAGTAATAAATTATGCAAATACACTGCAATTTCAGTTTCGCCAGCAGTTGCATAATCAAATTGGCAGTTGATACTACCGGAGCCAGTGATCAAAGTGCTGTACTGGTTCCTAAATTCATCGCCTAAACTAGAAGTGTCAACAGCCTCACGATCAGTTGATAACTCAAACCGTATGATATTAGCTAATATCCTAGGCACTGAATTAAGAATCCTACAGCTAACAGCAATATCAGCGCCCGGCACTGCTAATGCGACCCTGTTATTTGAGGTGCCAGCAATAGCATCAGAGTAGGTGTTGTATAAACGTAAGCCTCCTAATTGATCTACATTAACAAACCAATTACCTTTAGTGTAAGCGTATCCTGAGACAAATGACAATGTTGTAGTGCTACTAAATTCAACAAAATCACCTGTTACAAATGCACCAAAACTAAAATCAAAGCTAAACATATTTAACACTGCGTTTACATCGGCGACCCTGATTGTGCCTGCAATTGTGTCGCCACTATCTCTGGTAAGTTCTATGTTGCCAGCATTGCCTAAATATACCGTCATAGTGTTACGCCCGTTGGTGCGCCAGTAAATTGGAACTGGATGCTAGCCTGCATTACCTCGCCAACAGCGCAACTTAATTCAGCGCTGGTGATAATACAATTGCCTTGGATGTATTTAGTATTCCAGCCAAGTTTAATGGTTAATATGTCAGACTCGCTAATTACAGCAGTCTTTACCACACGCTCCAGCAATGAAACCGGCGCATTGTCATAATAAAATACAGTTGCACTACCGCTTATAGTTCTAAGCCCTGGCACATAGCTACGGTCGCTTTCAGTTAATACTGTTGTCTCTAGCGTATCTACTGTGCTTGATATGCTCCAGTTGCTTACTTTAGCTACTTGGCTGCCGTTATAGGTGAGGGTGCCATCTTTGCCGCTGTAATAAGTCATGCGTCAAGCACCCCTGTTAATTTAATTGTAACCGACATCCGACCAGGTTTCACGCTATTAAACTGTGGCGGTTCCGCATAGCGATACTGCAAACCAAACGGTGCTGCTGAAAATCTATTGGTGCTGCTAAGTGCTGTAATCCCTGCATCAAAGCCGGGGTTGCCACTTTTGCTGGTGCTGCCAAGACCAAATAGACCTAAAGTGCCACGGCAATTTGCGTAATGATCATGGATTAAAGCTGCGTCAGCATCGCTGATATTATCGAACGATAGTGATAGTTCTGTATTACTGCGCCTGCTGCCATACTGCACACGACTTTCCATGCCGTTTTGCGCTGTAAACGTAGTACCTGGAAAATCGCCTGCATTCAGCGATCTAGAGGTAGGGGCAATACTAGGAAAAACGGGGCCTACAAAACTCATTGCTCGTTTTGCACCTCAAATAAACTATCAGCTAAGTTTAGGTAGGTGATCTTGCCTGTGCTGACATCGACAGGCACATGGCTACCAGTTATTTCCACCATCCCCTCCTCATCATAACTAATGAGTTCGGCTTTATACACCCGTGCGCTTTGGGCATCTGCATATACCGTAAAGACAGCCCCAGCGAATTTATTATCTGTCACGTAACCATTACCATCAACTGTGATGGTGCCTGTCTCAACTGCTAACATCCCAGATCGCCACCAGTAGACCGTATTCGAGCCGGTTAATTCACTGCTTGTTACAACACGGCCATCATCTAATACATAACCATTCTGGAATTGATCCACATGCCTTGCCTGGCTTGCAAGTTTAAAATACGCCCCAGGTGCAAGTGCTAAGCCTTCAGGGAATGTTTTAAACGTAACCGTATGAGTTACATAGCGACGTGTTTGAATTAATAGTTTAGCAAAATCAACGGCATGGTTTGCGCTAGTGCAAAAGCCAGTAAAATCTACAGCTTCTACTGGTGCTGATTCTGAATCTGTTTGCTGCGATTCAGCTAATCGCACAAGAATGTTACGTGTTTCAGCAAAACCATCTTCCACTTCATCGCGTAATGTAATCAATACTTGCGGTGCTAAACGTTGCTCGGCTGGATACCAGCTTACTTGCAACGAATCCTCGATAATATTGCCATCAGTAAATAATGCTGCAATTGTAGGTAAGCGGTCATAAGCGCCAGATAACGTGTAACCATTCGGGAACCCTTGGGTAGCGCTAACTGGGAATGTTGGCTGCAAGGATAATTTACCGCCTAGAATAAGAAAATCCAAGAAGAAGTATGCTGCATTTTCATAAGCCCATTCGCGGATATTAACTGGTGATGCTAGCACCCCATCCCAAAACCATTGGTTAGCAATACAAACTTTGCAAGCTTCTTGGAAGCCAGGCCAGTCAATCATTGATTCAGGTATTAATTTATTTGCACCAACCAATGGTGATCGCAATAAGGCACGTAGTATTTCAGGGAATAAATGCGTGGGGCCAATGATGCCAGAGGTTGGTGAATAGCCTGTTGAGTTGCCGGTTGCTGGATCAACCATCCGCACTACTTCACGGCCCTGCTTGGCGTAATAAGTAAGATTACTAAAATCGCTCCATTCTTTTCCGCTGCGTAGTTGCAAACCTATCATTGCCATGCGGTCATATTGTGGTATAAATTCTTCTGGCCCGTATAAACCTTTTTTGTAATTTACCCGTTGCTCATTAATATAAACTACTTGGTGCTCAGGGCCATTCTGGTGGCTGCCTTCTTGTTGGTCGTAATAGTACACATCTGTAATAGCATCAAAAGGTTCGGCTACACGTTGCTGAGCGGTGGAGCGAAGTGCTGCAACTCTCATGGGAGGCAGCGGGCTAGCCGTTCCAATTACTTGTATATTATCCCCGACTTTATAATTAGACCCACTCTCTTGTACAACTACATCAGCTATCCAAACGCTTGACCCTTCCACAACAACGCTTACTTGCGCCTGTACTGTCCCATTTATTGGCGTTGCCGAGTTAGAAGGTTTATCTAGTACATAAGTGCCTGCAACTAAATTTCCGCTTTGGCCGAAATAGCCAACAATTGTAACAAAACTTCCAGCGGCATTAGCGTTAGTCCACATGTAACCCACTCCACCCGTATCCGTATAACCTGCATTAAAGCCGGTAATATTTAATACTTGGCTGGTTAAAGTCATTTTTATTGTTATTGTGCTTCCAGAGGCAGGATGTGTAAAAACAGCTTCCCCAGTGTAGGGCTGACCCGCTCCATTTGGGTAAGGTGCTCCTAACACATCTGTATGTAGCCAACGGGTACCGAAGCCGATTATTACTGTACCTTTTGGTTCTTGAGTTGCAGTTGAAGCTGAAGCTGCGTTTACTTTTAAGCCGCTGCCAGATCCACCGGTAGTAGTGTTATAAAGACCTGGTGCTATATAACCGGTAGTTGAATATTCAACTGCTGCTAATGATTCAACAGCACCTTGCGTAGGTCTACCGCCGTAATACATAATATTATTTGTTGCTGCTTGTTCTTCTATTTTTTCTCTATACCCTTTGTAATAAACTGTAACCGGCCCCAAAATTGTATCTACTGTGTGGTGTGCCGGCCCGCCAGATCTTGCATCTAGTACACAAATTGGATTACCGGCTACTCTCCCGTAAGTAAGATAACCTCCCCCTGATATGGGCCGCAATCTAATTTCATACTGAAAATCGGGATTAGGGAAGCGAACACGTATAAAATTAAACTGGTCTATTGGTGTACGACCTTTAACACAAAAAGGTGACCCTGATGCGGGATCAAGGCTAATCCAGCTATCATCACCTTTTTTGCGAATTTGAAGCCTAAAGATAGAATACCTTAACCCATAATCAGAGTAGGTTCCAACATTATAAGTATTGCCGCCTGCTTCAAGTGCGTTTAATGTACCTTCGTCAGGTATTGCCGCAAAGTTTGCTATGCCTGAAAATCTTTTCCATACTTGTGATTTTATACCAATTTCAATTTGGTTTAATTTACGTGTTGTGGTTATATTGGCTAGTGCTAATTTTGAGATTGTAGGTCCATCGGCAGGGTTGCTGTAACTGGTTAGATTTTGCCCACGGAAATCAGGATGAGGAATTACAATTTGCTCTGACACTAGCCGCACATTGCCTTCTGCTAAAACCTTGAAATAGTATTTTTTACGTGTACTTGTATCCCATAAAGCTGTTGCAGGGTCAGAACCTGTGCATGTCACTTCCGCCCCACCTATTAAATAGGTTTCGCCTATTATAAGAACATCATCGCATGATTGCCGATAATTATTATCTTTGGCTGCTATATCTTGCACACCAAAGGAGCCAAATAAATTTATAGTATTGCCCTCATACATATGGAATTCAATTGTATCGTTTGGATATACAAAAATGTTCTTTGTTCCTTGCCCTAGCGTTTCGTTATTGACTTTCATAATTCCAGTTCTGCACCCATAATGCGATTCTGTTTTACCTCTCTCCGAGTCTGCTTGCGCTGCACTGGTTTGCTCTTTACCCCACTGCTCAGGGTCTTTTGAATAAAGAGAAGAGTGTGGATAAGCTACACGTATTCGCTTAAATGGCAGCCGCCAATGCTGACCATTACGCAACGGCTCAGATGTACCAAATTGCGTCATTGTTGCTGGTATTCTTACACCACTAAACAATGGCTTTAATTCTTCTGTACTGCCTAACTGAGCTTGAAATACATCTTGCCCCCTTGCGCTAAGTCCACCTGCAATTTTATCTGCTGCCGTTATGCGACCTTCGCCAGGTTGCCCGCGTTGGAAATAAACAGCAAATTTGTTTTCTTGGTAGCCCCGTAATAAGCTATCGCCAATAGCAAAACCTTTAAATTCTGGGGTACTAGCGGCTGCTAACTGACCTGCACCAGCTAAGAATAAAGCTAGCAGTTCTTGCCCATCGCCTTGACTTAATAATTGCGACCATACTAATTTAGTTTCAACTCTTACACCACCATAAGTCTTGCTGCCAAATGTTTGCCGATTAGCGAATACCAGTGGCATTACTTCGCCAAGTCTTGCTAGTGGTTGTACTGATGTAAAGCCATCTACATTAGTAAACCTATTTTCAGCATTTACGCTGGGGCCTGTTAAATCAGAACCACTCCGATTCTGCCCTGGGTCAGATTGTTTTGGTAGCTTAGGTTTTGGCGCTAATGCCTGCGCAGCAAAGCTAAGGCCAATCCCAACAACAGCAGTGAGGATACCTCCAGTCGGGTCACATACAACATGCGGCACCACGTCGTATGCTGGATCGCGTTTGGGGCGGTAGTTAGCTACCTCATTTGCATACCAGTTGTATTCTTCTATCGTCAACCCTAAAGTATCAATTAATTGTTTTTCCCATGGCAATATCGCGCCTCGTATTTGACGGTTGGGGACCATACTACCCGGTTGGTTTGTGCGCTGCAATGAAGCCATCCGGTGTCGTAATAAACAGCTAGCCCATAGCTATCAACAGCTTGGACTAACGCAATAATACCAGTTTCGCCTGGTGTTCCCCATAATTCTAATTGCTCCTTGAAGATACTGGTATCACCTGCATGTAAACGCCGATACCAACTGCGGGCTGGCACTGGCGCTTCAATGCCATACCATCCCAATACCCACCTACATAAATTAATGCAATCTGTAGCGCCATGACGTGCTGGCTCAGCACCAAGCCGATACGGCAGCCCAATAAGATCAGCCGGAACGGATAGCGCCTGTGCTTGGTAAAGCTCCGACCATTTCGTGTGTAATACGTGCATTGGGCGCTTGCGCACCAACTGCATCAAGGGCATTGCTAAGTTCGAGTTCAACTGCTTGTGTGGTATATCCAAGCCCGGTTGCAATCCAGAATTCATGGCCTAATCGCGATCCAGGTGTATAAGTATCGGTTAATTGATATGTTTCTACCTCAGCCATCCAGCTACTATTAACTGCATCTTGCACCCAGCTTAATGTCAATGGATTGGCAGGTAATAATAGTTGGCTGCTAATATTATCGCCACCTTTAGTTTTTTGTGCGCCACGATAAACAAATGGCAATAGATTCCAGTTCTGGCCATTAAACGAAACGGCGCCTTCAGTAAAGAAGTTTTGCCATCGTTGCACTGCACCAGTTGGTGCCGTAAATGTAATAAAATTACCAATAATAAAAAGGCTCATCGTAAACCTACCTGCCTGCGGTAACCGGGTTAATTACGCATCTGTGATGATACCTGAGCAGCACCTGCTTTTGCACCTGCTGTAGTAGCGCGGCGTTCAGTAGCAGCCATTGCCGCTACTAGTTGGTCCTTATCAACCCAATCACGATCCATAAACCGTGTGGTCTCGAAGCTCATTGATAATACAGGAGTTGCTGCTGCGCTACCTTCTGCATCACTACTGCTGCCTGCACTGCTACCGCCGCTGCCTTTACGTTGATAACGTGCCATTGCTGCTGCCGTAGCATCTGCTGGCACGATCGTGCCTGATGTACGTGGCACAAATAACTCAGGGCCTTGTTCGCCAACTAGCGATGGCCTGCCAACAGGTGGGTTGCCGCCAGCGGCAAACATTTTGATGCCGCCAATCGTAGGGCTGATTGAGCTAAGTAATGTTTTAACGCCAAACGATATAAGCATCTTGCCAATATCTTTTAACACATCAGATAATACTTCTTGCAAACTCTTGGCACCAGTTATCGCACCATCAATAGCACTGATAATTCCGCCTTCAATGCTAGCGCCAATGCCTTTTACCAAGGAAGTTACTCTTTCCTTTTCAGCAGCAAGTTTAGCTGTAGCATCTGATATTTCTTTTTGTTTAATAGCTTGCTGATTTAAGTTTTCCAATATCTGTGGGCCTGCTGCTATTTGCTGGTTTAATAAATCAACATCTTGCATTCGCAGGTTAACTTGCTCGGTTGTTAAATCTAATTCTTGAAGTGACCCTTCTATTTTTTTAATTTGGTCAGCTAATATTATTTTATTTTGCGTTACAAGCTGTTCATTTTGCGCAAACTGTGCAGCAAGTGCCGGGTTAGTACCGCTGACAATTAAATCTAACGTTCTTTGGTCTAATTGATTTTTTTGTATTGCTGTGTTTAAATTTGCGGTTGATTGCTGCAAAACTGTTCCGGTGCTTTCTGCCAATGATTTTGTGTACTCGTCTTGAAGAGCAACTTTTGCAGCTATTTCGCTTTGTGTTTGTAATTGTTGCAATCCTTTTGTTTGTTGATCTAGTTTTGCGGTTGCTGGCGAAAATGGCTTGATGTTATTTGCAGCATCTACCTGCATTGACTGCGCTCCTGGCACCATTGCCCGCATTCCTGGTGGCCCTTGCATTGCAGCAGCGGCAGGGCCTTTAGCTGCTGCTCCACCTGCCCCTATTTGCAATATTTTCCGCACTCTTGCTGATAGTGCAGGTTCTTGGCCTACAGGGACTTGAGCGCCTGGAACATCGAAAGCTTGGCCGCTGTAGTGATAACTGCGGGGGGCATGACCGCCGACTGGGTTTACGCCCTTTAATTCAGTTGTTTTAATCCCGCTACGGTTCAAAAGTGCTGCGGCTTCTTTTGCTTCTTTGGCTGTTTTGTATGCAATGTGATCGTGGTAATTACTGCCACCGTGATCAGGACGGTAACCGCCGGCTGCGCCTAGTTTTGGATCCCCGCTGAAATATTCAATAACTTTACCCATGCCCCCACGTTTTGACGTTCCACCTGCCCCACCCGTTGGCTTTGCGCTTTCCATTATTTCCTTTGCTTTCTTAGCACCTTCCACCATCAAGTCGCTTAATGTGCGGCCTGCCGTTTGTAGTATCCCAGCTACTTGCCGTGCATAATTCTTTTGCATCTCGCCAATTTCACGTTCAATGCCACGTTTAAAATCTGTTAATGTACGCTCTAATTGAATTTTTTTCATTGTTGAATCAAATTCAATCTGCCTTCTAGTTACAGCAGCATCGTTTAAGGTTTTAGCACTATCACGTGCAGTTTGTAATGATTGAATTTCAGCAGGGCTTTTTCCGCTAACTATTGCGCGCGAAATGTCTTGAGTTTGACCAATAAATTGCCTACTGCCTGCAAGTTTTAATTGCGCTTGCTGCAAATCAAAATTAGCTTTAACGCGCTGATCCTCAAGATCGCGCTCCATATCAGCAATACGGCGTAGTGTAGATACCCTAAAATCAGCAATTTGTTGCTCATATTGCAAGCGATTATCTTTTAATTGCAGCTCAGTGTTTTTATTTATCTTAGCAATTTTATTGTTATTTTCAATTCTCAAGTTTGCTAATTCTGTTATTGCATTTTTTTCTGCTATCGCATTGGCTTCGTTTAGTAATTGTGTCGGGTCTGTTTTTTTACCTGTTTTTTTATCTTCTTTTTTTTGATTTTGTGCAATCTTGCCTAATGGCCCTAAAAACTCTCCTATTGGCCCTAGGACTTTTGTGCCTGGGTTTAATGCCATCATTAAATCTGGATTTTCTTGCAAATATTTTGTAACAAATTTAAGTTCATTAATTATCGTATGACCAAAATCACTTTTGCTAATTAAGCCACTAAAATATTCAAATTCATTAGATAAATATTTAACTACTAACAATACGCCATCAAGTGCATCTTTTAGAATTGTTACTCCAGTTACTGCCGTTGGCCCTACCGCATTGCCAATTACCACCTGCAATGATTCAAACGAACCTTGTAATTGAGCTAATGACCTGTCTAAATTAGTGCCGCCTTTTTCTGCACCATTATAAAATGATGCGCCTTCTTTTGTTAATTCATTTATTGCTTTAATAACAATTGGATAAGTTACCTTGCCTTGCTCCGCTAACCGCAGCACCTCGCCAGTGCTAGTGCCCATTACCTTTGCTAACGCTTCAAATATAGGAATACCGGCCATTGCAAATTGCTTCAAGTCAACCGTATAGGCTCTGCCAATACTGCTGATTTGACCTAAGTTAACAGCAAATCGCTGTAACTTTTCATTATCGCCCAATGCTAAATCGCCTAGCAGTTTAGTAGCTGTGCCAGCATTTTTTGCTGTTACACCATAAGCGGCAAGTGTTTTAGTAGCTTCTAGCAACCCAGGCAGGCCAAGGCTGGTAGCATCTGCTGTGGTTTTCAGGTCTGCAATAATTGCATTTGTTGCTTCTACATTTTTAGTAAATAATGTAAGTTGCTGGCGGTTTCTATCTATTTCATTTGAAAACTTAAGTGACGCGCCTGCTGCTGCTGCGATACCAGCCGCAAGTGCTATGTAAGGGCTAGCTACTGCCATAGCGCCTTGCAATTGCTCCATAGCACCATTTAGCCCGCGCATTTTTGCGGCTGCTCGCTCTGCTGCACGCCCTTGTGCTTGCAACCCTGCCGCTGCACGTTCTGACGAGCTTAAAAATCGACCATTTTCCGCTCTTGCTCTACCGGCTGCATCCGTAAAATATTTAACGCCATTAGCAGCTACTTTGAACTTGCCTTCTACTGCTGCTGTAGTTGCATTTAACTTATCAAATGCTTTGTCAGTTGCTACCGCGCCCTGCTGCACCGCACGTAGCTGTTGCGTTGCACCACGGCTGTCAACATTAATGGCAACATTAGCGACAACCGACACAGCTAGCCACCTACTACTAGGCCCAGTCTAGCGTCGTCGTCGCATCGCAGCTTCTTGTTCATCATTGGACAATTCAAAATAAGCTGACCACAGAAGTAATTCTTCCATGGTCAGCTCTGAATTCAATTTAGCTAGTGTGTAACCTAATTCCTTAGCTACACCAAGCTGGAGCCTAAGCAGGTTATCCTTTTTAAGCTCCGCCTTTATTTTTTTGTATCTACCTCTTCCTTGATGTCTTCGCTGATAACAGCAAGCATCAATGATTGCAGATCCGCATCACGCACCTCGTTTTTTAGCTCGGCAATTTCACCAGCAGCAAATATCCGCTGGCCGTTTTCATCTGTTGCTTTTTGAACTAGCAATTGCAATGCAAACGCATTCACGTCATCAGATGCAGCATCCTTTTGTGCGCGTTCACGTTCGGCCATTGTTAATGGTGAACGGTAGAACACAAACTCAGTGCCATCGCTTAGCATCACCGTTTTTTTGACGGGAACTAAATTAGCAGCTTTTTTTAATCGGTCTAGTGCTCTGATCACAGTGGATGCCATTAGTTATCAAGCAGTGGTGGAGAAGTCGAATGTAGGTACGCCAGTAGGACGGAAAGTAATTTCTACCATCTGGGCATCATCTGGGTTGATGTTAAGCGTTGCGCTTAGTAGCACAGCATCCATAGCAATGCTGCGGCTTAAGGCTTCGGTTGAACCCTTATCAGTGTACAACTTAAATGCACAGCCAACTTGCTGGCGTTGCAACACATCTTCTACCATACGGTTAGAAAGTGCGCTGTCCTCATTAGTCACAAATACTGATGCACTACCGTTGCCATCAGCAAAGCCTGGGATGTAAGCCTTAAATGGTGCATACTGGCCAACTGCTTGGCCGATAGTGGTAACGTCGATTTCAGCGCGGCTGATCTCAAAGCTCCAGTTCTGCACTTGGCCTACAGCGGCATAATCAGCGTAATAAACCTCAAACTCATTTGGTGCTGCAATAGTGCCATCATCAGTGATAGCAAGAATCGTGCCGCCAGCACTGGTTGATACGGTCAACACCCCAGTAGCAGCAGTGTAACTTAATACAAAATAAGTAGTGGCTGAACTGATTGGCGCAGGTAATGTACCGGAACCAGCCGCACCGGTTTGGCTATTTACCACGCGGAATTTAACTGGATCACCAACTTTTAGGTTTAGGTAAGTCTGAATGGTGATTTCGTCGTTAGCAATGCTGACGTTGGTTTCACCGAACGTGCCGGTGGTACCAGCAGGCTTGTAGTAAAGAGCGCCGGACGTACCGGATAAAACTGTGACGGCCATGGATGTAAACGATGATTGGCTGCTCTAAGTATAGCGTTCAATCCAAATACGCTTCAAATGTTGCCGTTAGCTGTGTTTGGAAATATGGCTCAGGTGATGCAGGCGTTACAACCGCTGGCCCTGATGCAGCATCAAAGATAATGCTAGAGAATTTAGCACGATCAAATAAATCCTTGATGCGCTCCGCAATTGTGTAATTTGCTGCGGCACCAACACCTATAGGCG